AGGTCATACACCTCAGTACACACTCAGGGCTTATTGCGGTTAGCAGCGGTGACCATGGTGGACCACAGGCTGCTCTTGGTGAGCTTCTTGTCGGCTGCAGACATACTGCGGTAGATGTTTGCCATCTCACACTTGGCACACAGGTATGTGCCGTTACCTTTGTCTACGTCTGCTGGCTTGCTGTTACACTCACCGCACTTGGGCCTTACTCGCATTCCTTCTGTCCGGTGTCAGGATCGATGAAGCAAGCCTCAGCCTTTGGCTCTTCTTCTGTCTTCACCTCGTTCAAGATACCGAAGCGTTTGCCGGCTGCACGGAATGTCGTGATGCCTTTGCAGCCACCTTTCCAGGCCCTGTAATACAGGTGCTTGAAGTCGTCATAGGTGACATCATCACCGACGTTGCATGTCTTGCTGACTGCGCTGTCGACATACTGCTGTGCCAGGATTAGGACATCGAGGTGCTGCTCACCTGTGATCTCGTTGGCTGTCCTGCCGGCGATGCCCTGGCGGTAAGCGTAGTCCTCGACACGCTCCACGATCTGACCATCGAACTGCTGGATGGTCCTGTCGTAGAACAATGAGAACGGTGGCTCGATCCCTGAGCTCACGTTGTCTGCTGTGAGTGAGATCGTACCCGTTGGCGCGATTGACAGCAGGTGACTGTTGCGTGTGCCATACACTGCGATGTCATCCTGCAACTCCTGCGGTAACGTCTGGATAAACTTGCTTTTGCTGTAGCCTTCATGGTTCCACAGTGGGAACGGCCCCTTCTCTTTGGCTAGCTCACAAGACGCACGATAGGTTGCATCACGTAGGCTGATAAGGACGTCTTCCATCCAGGTCATGAACTGCTTGCTAGCATAAGGCAAACCACACAGCTCAGCTGCGTTGGCAACACCAGTAACACCCAGGCCCATCCGACGCTTAGCCCTGGCTTCATCTTTCTGCAGCTCAAGCGGATAGATCGTGCGGTCAATCACGTTGTCCATAGCTCGTACAACGACAGGAATATCAGCACGGAACTGATCGTGATCGAAAACACCATCATACACGTACTTCACCAGGTTAAACGAGCCAAGCAAACATGCACCGTTTGGTGGCAAAGGTTGCTCACCGCACGGATTAGTGGCTGCTATGTGTTCGCAGTAATGAAGGTTGTTCATCTCGTTGATGCGGTCAATGAACAATACGCCAGGCTCAGCCCAGTCGTATGTGCTTCGCATGATCATGTCCCAAAGAGGCTTAGGGTCGACCTCTTTGTACACCTCACCGTTGTACTTCAGCGGGAATGGCTCACCTGTCTCGAGGTGTCTCATAAAGTCGTCCGTGACACCAATGGAGACATTGAAACCTGTCAGCTTGTCACTGTTGTTCTTCGCGGTAATGAACTGTTCGATGTCTGGGTGATCGATGCGGAGCACTCCCATCTGCGCGCCCCTACGGTGCCCACTGGATGCGATGGTCTGACATACGGCGTCATAGATGCCCATGAAACTGACAGGGCCACTGGCGCGGCTGTCTAGCGTCTTAATAAGATTGCCTCGAGGACGGATGTTGCTGAAGTCATAGCCTATGCCACCACCGCGCCGCATGGTCTCTGCAGCCTCAGTCGCCACAGACATAATCGACGTCATATCGTCGGTGATGGTTGAGCTGACAAAACAATTGTAGGCCGTCGTTTGCCTGGTGGCACCCATTGCATTCTGTACACGCCCAGCCGGCAGGAACCGCATCTCTCGCAGCGCATCCTTGAACGCCTCGAAGTGGTCTGCACTGTCCTTCAGCGCGTCAGCGATCCTCACCACCTTGCTATAGAAGTCTTCTCCTTGCTGCCTATACTTCTGCTGGTCAATCTCCTCGCTGAGTGACAACGATGGGCCGTAGTGTCGGTTAGATATCATGTTCATTTCTTATTGTTCCCTGCTTCGATCATCTTGTTGAGATACCAGGCAGCCTTTTCGAGATCCTCGAGGCCGCCTTTGTAGTCTGTGCGCCATAGATACTTCAGCGCTGCGCCACGGCAGTAGGCCTGGAAACCGTCTTGTCCCAGGGCTGCCTCGATGGCATCGATGCACTCGATACCGCCGTGGTTGTAGTGTGGTGGGTGGTTGACCATGTCGACGTATGGTGCAGCTCCATCGAGCAGCTGCTCTTCGTCTTTGGCCAACGCCTTCATGGCTTGCTCATGCCGCATTAGCTGTCTCCCCTTCGTAAAGTATTGGTGTGCCTTTGGTCTGGTCCCAGTCGGACCAACGCAAGATCCTGGCTAAACGTGCCTGGTGCAGAGCATCGTCCCTGGTGAGGCCGGCAGCCTTGTAGGCTTGCTCGACAATCGACCAGGTAGGCCTGTTGCCCAGGGCTTTGGCAGCTGTCTTTGGCCCATAGCCTTTGAGGCCGGCGTAACCATCTGTCACGTCGCCAACCAGGCACTGCGTGTAGAACGCCAGGTCAGCTTGGACCTGAGTAATGTCATGCAGCTCGTTGCTTTGAGGACGGTAGAGCTTGCCAGGGATTGTCTTCATGTCCTTGTCGTCAGACACAATGATGCCCTTGCCGGCGTTCTCTGGCATGGTGCTGAGGATGCCCAGGCAGTCATCAGCCTCTAGCCCTGGCTTGGTGAAGCAGCGATAGGAGTGCTTTAGCCAGTCTTGCATAGCCACAAAGCCCAGCGGCTTACGGGTCTTCTTCCGGTTGGCCTTGTAGGTAGGTTCGAGGACCTTGCGGAAATTGGTCTTCGAGGACAAACATAAGACCATGTCCTCATCGTTCAGCGTCTGCTGGAAGTCATCGAGCTGCGCCTGGAATAGATCCTTGGCTATCTTGAGATCAGACACCAACGTCCAGACATCGTCACCCCAGTCTGTTTCTTCTTCCGTCGCTGACAGGCAGCGATACATGTAGAGATCTGCGTCAACTATAAGCATGCTCGAGCTCCATCATAAAAGCTGCACCATCGTCTGTGAGCAGCCACAGGTTGCCCCAGGTCTCTTCGTCGATCTTTGTGGTGATGAGGCCTTCAGTTGCAGCGATGGCAACGACATTGGCTAGTAGACGTGCAGACTGCGACTTAGTCGTGAAGCCTTTCTCGAAGGCCTCGTTACAGACGTCATAGAGCATCATCAAACCAAGCTCTGAACGTCCGTCGCTATCATCGTCAATGGGTATCTCGCCAAGTTTGCCCGATGGCGTAGTCGGCTGCGATTGGGCACTTGAAGTTAAACGCTTTTCCTGCTGTTTCCGCACTTCGTCTAGCGATATCACCGATGGCATCTTCGTATCCTTTCTTAACTTGTATCTGCAGCTCGTCATGCACCCAGGCGATCACCTGGGCGTCGATGCCTTGCTCTTTGATTTGACGATCAACCTCGACCAGCCACTGTTTGCAGATGACTGCTCCGGCTGACTGAATCAGTGTCGACATGTTTGAGTGTTGGGACCGGATCTTCAGCCGGCGTTTGTCCAGGCCGTAGATCCAGCCTTTCTCACCTGAGGCATTCAGCTCTGCTTTGAGCTGCTTGAAGGCGGGGACATTGCGATAGAACTGGTCTCGAAGCTTCCGGCCATCCTTAGCGCCAGCTCCCACCACACTGCCGATCTTGGCGTCACCTCCACCGAAGATGAGTGTGTAGATGAAGGTCTTGGCTTGGTCTCGTGAAGCAAGTCCCGCTGCCTTCTGGTTCGCTGTATGGATGTCACCAGACAGGATCTCTTTCGCATACTCACCACCATCTTTGAGGAAACCGGCGACACAGCGCAGCTCGAGGCCCGACAGGTCGGCGCCTACCAGGCTGTAGCCAGGCTGCACTGTGAAAAGGTCACGGCACTGATTGCCATATGGCAGCCGTGTGCTAGGCACCTGAGCCAGGTTGGGCCCGACGTGGCTGGCGCGGCCTGAGATACAACCGCCGCTGATGATGTGGTGCCTGAGCCGGCCATCATCGTCGACCTGCTTCATCCAGCTCTGCCGACCTTCAGCCAGCTGCCCGATGCGCTTCTGGATTAAGAAGACTTCAGACAGTTTCTTCGCTTCTGGGAATGGCAAGCCGGCTAGCACAACATCATCGATCTGTGCATGACCATCAGCTGTCAGGAGTGTCGGTTCCCAGTTGTACTTACGACGCAGACAGAACTCGATCTGCCGGCGACTGTTGTAGTTGAAGTAGACGGTCTTCCGCTTTGTAAACGGTACGCCCTTCTGGTAACCCAGCTTGCTGTTGTTTACTTTTGGGACGAATGTCTCAGTGACTTCCCAGGGCTCAAACAGGTCCTGCAGCTCATTATCGAGCTCCTGGCGTCGAGCTGACAGCTCTGCATACAGCTCAGCTGCCTTGTCCTGGTCAAATGTCCAGCCAGCATTACCGATGGCTTCTGTGACCCAGGCAACGTCATGCTCGAGCTCAATAGCCCATTCGCTGACCTTGGTGACATCAAAGACACGGTAGAGGTGAGCAGTCAGTCGGACATCCTGCTCCATATAGGCATGCATGTCCTCGTTCCAGGCTTCCCAGCCACCAGTGTAGTCACCTTTGTGGTTCTGCAGCCGATGGCCCCAGGCAGCTAGGCTGTGGCTCCCGTACAGCCTCTTAGGCATGTTACGGTTGCTGTCCCAGTCTTCACGTTTGAGGTCGGAGTAAATTAGGCGGGATAAGATCAGCGTGTCGGTGATCTTGGCTTCTGTTTCCCAGCCAGGGTGGACCTTCTTGATAGCTGGAATGTCGTAGCCGATGATGTTGTGGCCGATGATCTCATCGGCTTTGGAGAGACGCAGCAAAGCGCTGTCGACCTCGTCCGGCTTATAGCCCTGGTACTCTTTTGTGTCAGGGTTGAATATCCCGATACAGTGGATGGTGTTGATAGTATCGAGTAAGCCGTTGCTCTCCAGGTCGAAGAACAACCGCTCTGTCATCGCTTGTCACCACTGCCGGCCAGCTGGCCACGGTCTCTGCGGTCATCGAGCTTCTCGATGTTGTGATAGGCTATGTCAGACAGGTTGTAGTCCAGCTCATAGGCAAGCATGGACAGATACCAAAGAACGTCACCCATCTCATAGACGATGTTACGCTTGTCGTGAAAAGACAGATCAGCCAGGCCCTTGTCGCTGTCTCGCAGGATCTTCTTGACCTTGCCGGCAACCTCACCCGCTTCACTGGTTAGTCCCATGGTCAGGTACTCAATGCACCTGGCTTCAGGGTAAAAGGCGAAGTTGACTGTCGCCTCTTGGTATTTATCAAACTCTAACATTCTTTGCTTTCCTTCGTGCTTTCAGCTGCTCGAACTGCGTCTTCACACGCTGTCTGAGGTAGCCGGTGTAGATAAGTGGATGGTCGATCAGCAGTCGCTGGATCTGGATTTCGTAGGTGCGCCAGTCCCCGTAATCTTCTGTCTTCTGCATACGCAGCAGCAGGGTTAGGACGCGCTCTGTTGGAATCACTGTGATGCACTCCATTAGAACTGGTCTTCAGACGCCGTCAGACGCCCACTGGTGCGGTTGAACGTCACTGAGCCAGCTATGCCGGTCTCGCCCGTCCAACGGTTCTTGAGGACGTGTAGATGGCGCGTGTCGCCGTCAGGGTTTTCGGGATCGATCTGTAGGCTGATGCACATGTCGCTGAGCTGCGCGATGCTGTGTGAGCCCCTGAGCTGGCCCAGGCGTACCTTGGCGCCATCCTCGTGGCCCTTATCGCCTTCTGGGCGGCGTAGATGCGAGACAACGATCAGTCCGATGTCCAGCTCTTGCACCAAGGTGCGGAGCCTGGTCATGGCCATATCGATCAGCTTGCGCTCGTCGTTGGTGGCTAGACCTGAGACCAGGATCGATATGTGATCGATGACCACAAACTTAACGCCCAGGGCGCGGACCATGTACTGGATGCGTTGACAGATGATGTCGAGATCCGATGAGCCAAAGTGATCGAACAGGTACATCTGACGGCCTGGAGGAAATAGCTCGTCAAAGGCCTGTTCGATCTCTTCGTCGGTGGACAGGTCCCTATCGACAGTGATGTTCTTCGATAGGTGGATGCCAACCAACCCAAGCAGTGTGCGCTTGGTGCTCTCCTCGAGCATGATCAACCCGCATGGCACCTCGAGTTGGTGCAGGTGATAGACCAGCTCACGGATGAAAGTACTCTTACCGATCCCGCTTCCGGCAGTGACAGTGACCAGCTCCCCAGGCCTGAGACCTTTGGAGATCTCGTTTAGCCGTTCATAGGGATACGTGATGGCTGAGGCAGCATCAGCCACACTGATTGCCTCGCGGAGATCGGTAGCCGCAACGATCCCATCAGGCCTATATTCACGGGCCTGGAAGATAGCGTTGACGACGTCTGCCGTTTTCCCGTTCAACAGACACTCATTCGGGTCCTTGAGCGGGAGGTGGGCGATCCTGGCCTTGCCGGCAGGGAGAAGATCGGCCACGGCCTTAGCGGCCTTTTGACCAGGATCGTCCATGTCGAACATCAGGACGATCTCGCTAAAACCTTCGAGATAATCCCAATTGTCCTTGACAGAACGCACAGCCGATTGACAGCCATTTGGGAGACCGACTGTCGCCCATTTGTGGTTCTGTATTTGCGAGACGGTGATCGTATCGATCTCGCCTTCGCAGATCACCAGCTTCTTGCCGGTGCCCCAAAGGTGTTGGCCGTAAAACGGTAGCTTCGAGCCGTCACCTTTGATCCTAAAACTCTTGTCTTTGCCACGTACCTTCTGTGCGACGACAACACCGTCACGGCGATAGTTGGCTATCTGTATTGGGCCGGTGTGATCAACGCCGACCTGGTAACCAAACTTGCGGCAGCTGTCTTCTGTCAGCTTTCTAGCTTTGAGCGCTTGATACGTGCCCTCGAGTAAGTCTTTTTGCTTTTTACTTTGCGCTGCGGGTGCTGCTGCAAAGCCTTCGCCATCGGGTTGCGGGGCCGTGTAGGTGTCACAGCCGAAACAATACGTATGGCCATCATCGTAAATCCCTGCGTTGTCCTTGCTTCCGCATAGGTCGCACGGCACATGTTGAACGAAAGTGCTCTCCTTCGTTTGTGGTGCTTGCATGACTGTCTCCCTGGGTCATTCATTCCTGGAGCCAGACATCCGGTATGGTCTTGTGGGCAAACTGAAAGCCGTTTTTCACGCACCACTGTGCGTAGGTCGTTTTAGAACCTTTGTAGAGTTTGGCGTTCTGGTTGCTGAAGACGAACCGGATGTCGAGCTCTGGCTGCTGCTCTTTGATGAGCAGGTGCTTCTGACGGTCCTGGACCGTGAATAGGCCCTTGGTCTCGACAAAGAAAAAGCCACCCGTCGAGGTGGCTATCTTAAAGTCTGGTGTGTATGTGGACTGCCTGGCTGGCCAGGTGTACTGGACCTTGTCCTGTTCATAGACGACAGGTTTGCCGGCTGCTATGAGCTGCTTGGCTGTCTTGTCTTCCAGGCCACTACGATATCCATACTTGAGACCCCGACCATCAGAAGTCGGCGCTGAAGTCTTCTTCTGTCGACGACGAGCCATTCACATGCCCTTCATCGTGGTCGCCCCTGCTGACGTGGGTATACCCGCCGCCTACAGCTGCCTCAAAGCCGCCGCCGTCACCATCCTCGATTGATTCAACCGGCTCGATGATTTGGACAGAGTTGAGGTTCATTAGGACACCGAAGTTTGCGCCTTTGTCGTAATGCGTCATGGTTCCTTTAAGACGCAGCACACTGCCGCCATACAGCCTTGGTAACGACGGGGCTGGTATCATCATGCCGTTAGCATCAAAGAACTTAGGCGCGTACTTTGACTTAGCAGTGAAGACAATCTCACCTGTCTCCTCGTCCTGTTTCCAGGGCATGCGGCAGGTCTTGGCCTTGGTCGGGCCTAGCGTCTCAGTGGCCAGGGCTTGAGCTGCAGCGATGATCTCCGACGCCTGGTCGGATGGCACCCTGAGGCCGGTCTTGTATTGGCCTTCGGGGATGAACTGCGTGTCCGGTGACGTCAGCCACGGGTAGACGGCTCGTCCCTTGTGGGTGAGGTAGTTAACTCTTGCATTTGCCATTTTAAGCTCTCCTGTGATGGCGTGGTGGTTGTGGTGTTGGCCGGCTGATCTAAAGCGGTCAGCAGAAGCCCAAGGCTGTCTGCTTCAGCGAGAAGATCGGCAGGTATCGGCTCACCCCGTCTGAGGTGCAGCCGTGCAAGTCCCAACACCTTCTCTCGAAGGTGCATGGTTCTATTCCTTTGTGGTGTTAGAGAAAGCAGTACTGAGAGGTCAGTACCTGGTTTAGATCGAGATCGCCTTTAGCGGGGATCTCAGGCAGCTCAGCTTTGTCAGGTGCATCGAGGTAGTCCTCAACCTGGTTGCGGAGCATGGTGTACAGGCAGGTACTGCTGTAGAGCTCAACGAAGCTCTGACGCACTGCAGTGTACATCGCAGGACAGTCTGCCGGCATAACACCGAAGCTGTCGTGGATTAGGAAGAAGTCACGGACGCGGTAGTTGTCGATACAGTTGAGCACCGTCATCTGCAGGTGACATGCGTCCATCGAGTGGATGACGTTGGGGCTGGCACTACTGCGGTTCTTGCGCTTGTCCACCTTATCTAACGAGCCGCCTTGTGTGCGCTTTTCGACAACAGTCACCTGTGTTCGTTTGCGGACGTGCGTCTCACGGTCATGCAGGTACAACTTGATCTTCTTACCGACATTGGTTTCGTAACGCTGCACGACAGGAAAGCCCAATGGTGTCGACCAGGCCATGAGCTTGTTTTCTTTGGAGCAAGCGTTCGCCAGCTGCTTGAAGAACTCCATGCCTTCAGCTGCTTTGAAGATAACATCATTGACGGCTGCCCACACTTTCTTCGCCATGTAATGCGAAGCTAGATAGCCTTCGTCTTCACCGAACGGGTGTGCCGGCAGCAGGCCTTTGAGGACATCGTTAGCCAAAGGGCGCATCAGGTCGTCCTGGATCTGCTGCGCGAAACCGTAGGCAGCTGAGCCATAACCGAAAGTCATTGTCTGACGCTTGACGATAGACCTGGTGATACCAAACTGCAGCCACTGGTCGCCCATAGGGTCCTTGGCTCTCTGACAGGACTTGATGACGTGGTCAGCGATGACCTGGTAGATGTCCTGGGGCTGGTCTTCTGTTGTCAGGTTAACCATGCGGCCTTCTTCAGCGGACCTGGCTGCAGCTGAGTAGTGTTGTGCAGCACTGTTGGAACCATCGAGACCTATAGGAAGACCACACAGATAGCCTGGTCCTTCCAAGACGGCGTTGTTGTATTCATGGCAAGCAGCTAGGAACTCGAACGGCTTGTCGGCCTGGCTCCAGTAATCATAGGTGCCCTCGAAGTCGATGCCGACCTTGCAGATCTGCTCTTCGTTATCGATGACCCATTGCAGCCGGTCAGCTATCGGTTTCTTGCTGATCTTGTCGAAGTCGCCCAGGTCAGCGACCTTCAACGCTAAATACTTGAAGCCCTCTACACCGATGGGCTTAGCCCTGGCAAACAAGAACATCGCTTTGACATGGCTGTCACGGTGATAGCTGAAGGTGCTGATAGGATAGATGCGTCCACGGAAGTCCATGTTGCAGGGCACCCAAAACTCATCGTAGTCAGCCAGGAAGTTAGCTGTCTCCAGGTCCCACTTCATGAAAGACACACCACCATCGATCTCACGGTTGCGCTCGTTGATCTTGCGCCTGTCGATTATCCAGCCTTTGCGCTGCACGTTGTCCATGTCGTCCCAGTCGGCTGGACGCTCAGGCAGCTGCACCTTTTCGCGCTGCGGGAACTTCTTCAGCATCTTGTTGTCAGCCCAAGCCCAGCTCACGGCGTCCAGGATATACTGATTGATCTTGTAAGGTGTGCGCTGGATCAGGTTGACCGCGTCCAGGACATCCTTCATCTCACCGTTCGCGATGCGATGGTTAAGGAGCTTGACCTGCTGCTTGTTGGCATGTTTCACCAGCTGTGTCTGAAGAGACAGAGCTGAATCAAGATAGGCACCAGTGTTGATGTGGGCCCAGTCATTCGGCGGGACGATCATTGGCTGCCAGTAAGGTGTCATCCAGCTCTGTGTAAACTCATAGTTGGCTATGAGACCTGATGCCTGGTCAGTGAGGCCGACTTTGCGGACTGTCTTGCCATCGGCCTTATGCTTGTCCCAGATCTCGAAGATGTCGGTGTTAGCCAGGATGACAGACATGACTGGTGCACCTAGCTTGACATGGTCCGATGGGGTCATGCCGGCAATCTTGAAGCCTTCTTTACCGGCTATGGTCTTGGCTGCTTTGATGCGGTAGCGCAGTGAGAAGTGATCACGGCGTACCTTGTCCTCGATCCTCTTATGAAGCTTTGCGTCAAACTCCCGCAAACGGGCAGACCACAATTCCAGCTCGAAGCCTTTACCTAAGAGAACTAAGGTTGAGTTAAGCGTCTTGCCCGTCGCGACGGCATCCATCATCTGAGTTAGACCAGCCAGGGCCATGAGCTCAGCGCCCCTGGGCAGAGCCAGCAGCTCAGTCCAGACATTCATCCAGGCCATAGGTCTCTTATGTGCACCTATCTCATCCGCATGCTTTGCTTTGATTGCCTCAGTAACGACGCTAACGGCGTCATCTATTATAGACCTGGGTGCACCTTCTTCAGAGATCACGGTCTTCTTTGCTTGGCGATCGAGAAAGCGCTGCCGGCCCATAGACACCATGTACTTCTCGTGCTCGAGTTCACCTATGACACCTGGGCTGAGTTTGGTCCTGAACTCGAGAGAAGAAAGTGCGTGGGGTTGCGTACCTGTTGGTAGTTCTTCTAGTTCTTGGACAGCCCAGACATCATTGGTCATAGCGCGTGTTCTCCTTAGGCCCATGGTTGTATTCTATAGGGTGGACATAAATAGAAAGGCCGCTTAGATCCCCCAGTCACTTGGGTTTTCTAGCGGCCTTGTAGCGTTTATGAAATTAGGAGCAGTTACTCTTCTGCAGGGGCCTCAGTATACATGTTATCTAGTTTTGTAGAGAGACGTTTGGCACTGTTCAGATCAGCTATTTGCAT